GGACTCGTCGTTCCAATTCCAACTCTACTTTCAGAAGCATCAACAAATAAAGTATTGCTATCAAAATTATAATCTCCCGAGGCTGTGTCGCCTGTGTTTAATAAATAATCATCTGCAGTTGCTACAGCAGTTACCGCCTCAGCGTCGGTGTATTTAGTATGATGAGCGTCATCTATTGCAGTATGTGTAGCTACTATTGTGTCCACTTCTCCATCTGTATATTTAGCATGATGTGCGTCCGTAATAGCTTTATGAGTTGTAATATCAGAATCAATTTCAGCGCTTACAGTTGCAACATCTGCAACTTCCGCAGCTCCATGTGTTGAAGTATCAGCAGCGTGGGTTGTTATGTCTGTATCAATCGCTGAATCCGTGTAAGTCTTGGTCGCATAATCTTGAGCAGCAGTCGGATCAAGCATGTTTTCACACTTAAAAGTATCAGTATCACCATCAATATTTCCCAGTAATTTAAATCCACTATGATCTTCTACCATTATTTAATTATTGTTTAAAACTATAAAAAACTTGCTGTTACAGATAATTATGCCGCACGAACATATTTCACTACAACATATCTCTCAGCCCCAACGCCGGTTTCAATATATAAATCGTGATGATCTGTTGCTGCTGCGTCAGTTCCAGCAGTCATAGCGGCAACAGCTAATTCCATTGTTGCATATCTTCCAACAATTGTTACTGTTAATTCTCCAGCCATTTTACGACGAATCTACCGCTTCCCAAGATCCAGCCCCAGCAGCGGCAGTCTTGCAGAAATTTATTTTATTAGTTGTAGTATTATAAATGATTGTTCCAAGTTCTGCAACTAAGAGATCTCTTACAGAAGTTGTTATCTTCGGCAGAATTAACGCAGTCGGGTGTAATTCATCAGGAGCAGAAGTCATTTCATTTCCCTCTTTTGAAAATTCCAGATTTTTTCTCTGGCTCTGAAGTTTCAGTTTTAAACTCGGGAAAACTTTTTAGAATTTCAGCTGCATACTTTGCGCAGTTTTCTCTTACAGGCAATTTAAAATCTCTACCTTTTGTATCTTTTGTCACATTCTCCGCTATTCCCTTGAAGTGATCATATAGTTTTTTTTGATTTTCTTTAGTCATGTTTATGCTTTCCTTGTGTTTGTTAATAAACAACACGCTTCTGGATCAGTTAATTGAGTTACCCCAATTTCTGAAGCCCTTATTGTCCATTTCTTTTGAGGATCTTCAATAATACTTACAGTTAAAGGTTGAGTTGATTGCCAAGTTCCACACTTCTTTGCCATCACAACCAAAAGTTTATCAGCAGTCACAACAGGAGAAACTTTTATATTTAGTCCGGCAAGTCTTGCAAGTTGTCCATTTTTAATTATCCCATCTGCAAGAGAAAAAGTCGGGTGATTTACAACTTTTGGATTTGACATTAAGTTTGCATAGTCAGTCTCATTCATAACAGCGTAACCTTGACCGCTTGTTAATATTGGGTATCTATCAATTGTGATCATCTTAACACAATTCAAAAGATCTTTCAAAGGATCTCTATTTGAAATTGTATCTGAATCCCATTCAAACCCAGCAGTAATTGCAACTGTGTTAATATTTACCGGAGTGTCGTTTTCTGTAAGTACAGCGTAAATTTCAGCGTCCACAGAATTAACAACAGCGTCGGTAACCTCTGAAATTGATTCAGCTTCAACCCTTATGTTTGATGTTAAAATATCAGTCCAATAAATAACGGTTTCTCCACCATACTGTTCTATTACATTGCTTTTTAAAGTAGTTCCTCTCTCAACAAAAGGAAAGTCTGCGCCTCTCGGGATTCCCTTAATTGGCGAACCGGTACCGCCTGTTAAAGAAGTCGCAGTTTTTTGGTAATATGAATTAGTCCAAGCGTTTGATTTAACACTCATAACAAGATCTTTCATAACATATCTTTTTGGAGCAAAACCTTTAATGTCTCTAGTCCAATCTTGTTTTCTATTATCAGCTTCGGCAAAAGTATCAACCATTTAAACTCTACCCACCTCAACACGGATTGTTTCGGCTGTTCCGATTGTAACAGATTCTCTTGCCTTTCCAACAACTTTACCAGCGATTATATCAGCTTCAACAACATCACCCTCTATAATATTAGCTCCAGATAATTTAACAAGTTCCCCAGCGGTTATAGTTGTTCCACCACCAGCTCTTAAATCAAAAACTCCATCACGAGCAGTTGAAACATTTGTTAGGCCTTCTCCGCCTGTAAATTCTTCAGTTGCAATTCCGCCAAAAGTATCAGTAGAAGAAGAAGCCGCTCCAGTGTTTGGATCGGTAAGTTTTAGAATAGTATATTGTGGGATAGGTGTTGCCTCTGCAACTGTAACTCTCTTGATAGTTTTAGGTGCCTCAATTGGCACAGCCTCATTTGCCATAAAAAATAATTATTAATAAAGTATTTAAATCTTTCGCTGTTATAGATAACTAGAGAAATTCAACGCCTCGGAAGAATTTATCTCTTTTAGTTCCTAAAAAAGTTATTCCAACGTGTTTGTGCCTGGCAACAATTTCTTTAATTTTTTCTTTAATGACTTTGTTTGCCGGTTTTGGATAAACAATCTCATAAATTTTTATTTCTCTAACGCCTAGCATAACTTTGACTTCTTTATTGTTCTTGCCTTTAAAATTTGAAAATACATCTGACAAATCTTCAACAACACGCCTAAGGTATCTGTTTATTCCTCTTAACATAACATATCTGTGCATTGTTTTTTATACACCTAGAGGAGTTTTCTTTTTTTCTTTAGTTACTTCTTTGTCTTTAGGAAACTTTGCAATTTCTATTTCAGCAGTTTTAATTTGGTTTTTAAAAACTTCAACACCAGCGAGAGCATTTTTCAAACTACCTATTGACGCTGCTAAGGCTTGGTTCCAATCATTCTTGTCTAGCTTAACTTCAACCATCAATCTGTTGGATCCATGCCTGTGCCTTCATAACGCTTCTTAGCTCTTTTAGCCCACTTCTCGTCTTCAGTAGGTTCTTTCATTGGCGGTTGTGCAGCGAACCCTTTGCCTTCCAATCTGTTCTCTGCAAATTGCTTCTCTTGTCTATCTAGCAATGCTTCAAATTCTTTATTCTTCTTGTGCATTTCTTTGACAGTTTCCTTAGCTTCTTCTAATACTGATTTGCTAGAAGGTTCATCTGTGCTTGGCTCTGCTTCCGCTTTCTCTTGAGGCTTCTCTTTAGCTTGTTCCCCCTCAGCCGGTACTTCTTGTTTTTGTGTTTCTTCTTTTTCACTCATGGTTTTTCCCCCTTTCAGACAGCCCCCTTTATGGAAGCGTTTTTTAAAAATGTGTGACAATGGCCACAAAGATATATTTATTTTGTATCTGTTTTCACTCTTTATTACCCTTATTATTACACAAATACAAATAGATCTTGACTTAATCCTTTCTTATTTGTTATATGTTCTCTCATTCTTGTTAAGAATATTATAATACTCGCTGATAAAGAAGCTATTACTCCTTGCCAACTGATCAAGCCATCAGTGAATGAACCAAAGAATACTAATCCCCCAGCTATTGCAGCATTAATCAGTGCTTGTTGTGTTCTCTTTGTTATCTTCATTGTTATTATTGCCCCCTTTCATTGGGTTGTTATTACCGAAGCTGTTACTACCTTCAACATCAATCTCCTTCGGTGATTCAAAGTCTAATTCAAACCCTAATTGTGATTTGATTTCTTCTTCATATTCAAGTTGTTCCATTTCAATCTTCTCTTTATATCCAAGATAGTTTAATTTACCAGCAGCAAGGGAGACTTCGTCACTCTTTCCACGAATTAGATCTGGAACATTACTTGTCTCTGTCCAATATGATCTTAAGAACTTCTGCCATGGTAAAGGGTCTAGTGTTGAGAATTGTGGGATTGAAACTCTCTCTACCTTTTCAATTGATCCAGCTGGTATTATTCTGCTCTCCATATTCTTAACTGATTTGTCGAATAGAACTTGAATGTCTAGTAATTCTGCTGGATCATCTGTCTTTGCATAAACATCTAATACAGGATAAACATATCTATGGAAAACAGTTGCAATGTCTCCCATACTTTGATGTTTCCATTTCATTATGTTGTAAGTCTTTTCTAGTTCCGGGATTCCATGCACTTCATCACCAATTGGATCATTACAAATATGGAATATATCTTTTGGCTCCCATGTATTTAAGATTTCAATCTCTCCAGTTAAATTACTTGACACTTGTGTATATTTTTTTATCATTCCTCTTTTGTTTGAATCAATCCTAACTGTGCCAGAGTTCAATTCTTTTATGTTGATTATTCTTCTTGCTTTGTCTCTTATAATTTCTGCGTATGAATCCCCACAAATCTTTGAAACTCTTTTTGCATTTGTTAATATTCTTCTAAATGTTGTTTTTCCATTCCCATTTATTCTGTCTGTTATCTTTTTTGTTTTTTCGTCCATTTTTATCTTTTTTCCAACTACCCATTTACACCAAACATCAATTGTTGATCTAGCTTCCGGGATTGTTCTGTAAATCCCATGCCACTTTTTCCAATCAGAAATATAATGATTTGTATCTGTTTCTTTTGTGTCGAATGTGTATTGATCTAAAGTTGTGTTCCATGGTTCTTCCCCCGCTGTGTAAGAAATATCATTAAGTTTTGTTGTTATTGCATTTGAAACATCACCTAAAGCCATGTTATTTTGTGTGATTCTATGTTTAAATATCTTTCCCCCCGTACTTTTATGTAAAGCGGAGCGAAGCGACGCCGGGATTCCCGGCGCGAAGCGCCGGTTGTGTTCCCCCCCGCAGGGGGGGCTAGGGGGGGGAACGGACCCCAAAGATATACTTAGCCTTCCCTGTCTTCTCTGCTTCGGGGAAGGATAGATATGTCTTTTGGGGTCGATGTTAGTGGCTCCGCGACCCGATCCCCCGCGGCAAAGCCGGGCTGGGGATCTGGCTGTCGGGCTGAGCCACATTTCCCAAGGGGTGGCCAAGAAATGATTAAAGAGACGCAATAAGCCGGAGAGTGACAGGCCCTTGGCCATAAGCCTTAGGGTATTTTTTTTCTCTTAGGCTCTTCTTCAAGGAAGAAGAATGATTTATAAAAAATGGGGATTAAGTCCTTGATTTTAATATAAAACCTTAAAATGGACTTATATGGCGATGTCTCTCTCTCTCTTACTCATACCCTCCAGAGGGCTTATACCCTACATGGCAAGGCCATTAAGTTATAAAGCTTTACTCCCATTTTGTAGTTACACATGTTTATAAGAGAAAGCCATACCCTGGTACCCATACCCCCGAAATTAGCATATAAGAGAGAGAGAAAGAGAGAGAGAGAGACATCATATCCAATAAACAAAAAGCCATTCATACCATCTTGGAATTTCTATGTTTGACATTCGATCCACAGAAAATCTAATTGGTGGGGGATTATCTAATTCATCAGTTGTAAGAACTCTCTTGCCGGGCTTTTCATATCCGGGCGCCCTATATTCATTCTTCGATTTTCTGTAATGACAAAGCAAATATCTGTGGCCCTTTTTTGATGTTTCAATTTCCAAAGGATAAACCATATATTTTCCTCTATCACCCCGGGCATTTTCATAATCAAACATTAAATGTTTCCTATTATTAATCGCTTCTTGGATTGCTCCCTCTCCCCCATCTGAAGGATTCAAATAAATAGTGTCAGTCATGTGATATTGTGTCCTATCTGTGTGCCGGTTCCTAAATCAGAAATTGCATTTGTAGATCCATCAAAATTATTGCTTGTTATTATGCAATCAATGCAACCGGCATTTAAAGAGATCCCCGTTACTGTGCTTGTGATTAAATTATTTGACACAGTTATTCTATCACAATCTACAAGTTTAATTCCAATATCATCTGAATTGAAGGCAGAGATATGTGAAATTACACAATTAATACAATTATCAAGAGCCACAATTGCAGTATCGCATGGTGAGTTGATGGATTGGGGGGCGAAAATTATGCAACTTGTTCCAACACTTACTTCAATCCCAATATCTAAACTGTCTAACCATAAATTTCTAAAATTAAGATAATCAGATTGTAAAGCATAGATCCCGCTTTGGCCTGTTCCAGCAAAACTTTGCAATCTCAACCTTTCAACCTCGGTATTATTAAAACCATTTGTTTCAATCAAATTAATATTATTTGTTGAAGTTGAAATTATTGTTGAAGATCCAACC